AGCGTTAAGGTTTGGGTTCGCGGTTAGGTCCCAAAGACTTTTTAATGAACTTAATACTTTTGTTTATGTAAACGGAAGACCTGACCACCAAAAAGGTCAACACGACGATTTAATTATGGCAATGGCAATGGCTATTTATGTTGGGGAGTCATCTTTTTCTAAATTGGAGAAAGCGACAGAACAAGCAAAAGCGATGATTGAATCTTGGACAACAGACAAAACTATGTTTAAAGATTCGTCACAAAATTTTAATCCATCAATTCCGGTTCAAAATGATATGTATAGTAATAGAACATATACTGGACCAACTAAAAGTGACTATGAAAATTATTCTTGGTTATTTGGAGGAAGAAGAGTTTAGAATATTATAAAATGAACTATTTTAAAAAATAAAATGGCAGAAGAAAAATATACAGTTTGGCAAAGATTAGGTAGAGTTTTTGGACCTAATTCAACAATTGACCAACAATCACCCGTTTTTAAATTCGATAAAAAAGAATTATTAAAAACACCAAACAAACAAGAATTTGAAAAAGAAAAACTACAAGCTCAACAGACCATGTATATTGGTCAGCAATGGCAAAAAGTAGAAAGTAATCTTTATCAACAGGCGGTTTATTATGAACCAACAAGAATGGCATCATATTATGATTATGAATCCATGGAATATACCCCCGAAATTTCAGCAGCATTAGACATTTATGCTGAAGAGTCGACAACACCTGATAAAGACGGGCACATTTTACAAATTTATTCTGAATCAAAAAGAATTAAATCAGTTTTGACCGATTTATTTAATAACAAATTGGATATTAATACAAACTTACCAATGTGGATTAGAAACACTTGTAAGTTTGGTGATAATTTTGTTTATTTAAAATTAGACCCCGAAAGAGGAGTTGTAGGTTGTCAACAATTACCTAATATCCAAATAGAAAGATTAGAAAAAGGAATGAAATTCCAACCTGAAAAATATTCAGCAGAAATTGAAAATGACGCTCTTAAATTCACATGGAAAGAAAAAAACATGGAATTTAACACATGGGAGATAGGTCACTTTAGAATATTAGGTGATGATAGAAAATTACCATATGGTACATCAATGTTAGAAAAGGCTCGTCGTATTTGGAAACAATTACTTTTATCTGAAGATGCGATGTTAATTTACCGAGTGTCAAGAGCACCTGAAAGACGGGTGTTTAAAGTATTTGTGGGTAATATGGATGACAAAGATGTGGATGCTTACGTACAAAGAGTTGCTAATAAATTCAAAAGAGACCAAATTGTAGACCAAAAAACAGGAAATGTTGACATGAGATTTAATCAAATGGCAGTAGACCAAGATTATTTTATCCCTGTTAGAGACCCAGCAGCAACTAATCCTATTGAAACATTAGATGGGGCTAAAAACTTAGCAGAAATCGCGGATATTGAATATATCCAAAAGAAACTTGTTACAGCATTAAGAATCCCTAAAGCGTATTTAGGATTTGAAGAGGCAGTCGGTGATGGTAAAAATTTATCACTATTAGATATTAGATTTGCTAGAACAATTAATAGGATTCAAAAATCTATGATTGCAGAACTAAATAAAATTGCAATCATTCATTTGTTTCTTTTAGGGTTCGAAGATGAATTAACCAATTTCACACTTGGATTAACCAACCCATCAAAACAATCTGATTTATTAGGTATAGAATTATGGAAAGAAAAAATAACATTATTTAAAGATGCGGTTGCACCAATTCAAGATAGTGTTGCCCCTGTATCGGCATCATGGGCCAAAAAACATATTCTTGGATTTTCTGATGATGAAATTAGACTTGATTTACAACAACAAAGAATTGAAAGAGCCGTATCTGCAGAACTTGGTAAAACGGCGGAAGTTATTACTAAAACAGGTTTATTCGATACTCTCGATTCACTTTATGGTAAAAAAGATGAAGCAGCCGCAGGTGGAGCACCTGCCGAAGGTGGAGCAGCACCTGAAGGTGGAGGAATGCCACCTGAAGAAGGAGGAGCACCTCCTGAAGCTGGAGGTGGAGCACCACCACCACCACCACCCGCAGAAGGTGGGGCAGTAACTCCTGAAAATTTTAACAGAACTGATTTAAATTTAATTTTGGAAAACACACTTTTTGATAGAGATAATACCTTAGATTTATCAAAAGGTAGATTATCTATCAATGAAATTGATGACAAAATAAATAAATTATTAAACAAGTAAGTATTTATCTAAAAAAATAGATATGGCAACTTTTGGTGAAATAAAAACTAAAATAGACGAAACTTTCATTAACTTATATGGTAAGGATGAGTTTAAATTTTTCAGCAATCAATTCAAAAAGATTGTTTTGGAAAATAAAGACATTGCGGAACTTTATTATATCTATAATGATTTGACAGAAAATAAAGGTATATCAGTAGACTTAGTTAATGACTATATTAATGAGTCTGTAGAGTACTCACAAATTTTGGTTGAAAATAATAATAAAGAATTAAGTAGAATTAATTCATGGATTAATAGAATCAATTTACATGGGGATGTAAAAAATATTTACGAAACAATTGATAATGTGATTTATAACAATTCTATTAAAAATCTTGAAAATATTTTAGAATCAAAAAAACAAATATCTAAAACTTTATCTACACCTAAAAAAGAAGTAACCATCAAAGAATCTATCAACTTACCTTTAGAGACTATGTTGAAAGTTGCAAACTCAAAACTTAATGATGAAATTACTAATTTGTCAGAAAGTGAAAAAAATGATATTAAAGAAATAGTTTCTCTATCTAAAACTGAGTTAGAAAATAGAATGGAAAACTTAAAGGAATGTATTATTGAAAACTTAAAAGTAAAAATAAACGAGTCTACTGAAAGTGATTTAAAAAATACAATTGAAAAAACTGTAACCAAAATACAAAACTCACCTGTTGATTTTTACAATTACTATAAGTTAAGACAACTCCAAGAAGGTTTATAATGAAATTTTTTAAAAACATGATGGAGGGGGCAAACGGTGGCATATCCTCTAAAAGATTTATTGGTCTATTATGTACTTTTTCTTTAATAATATCTTTATTCGTTTCTTTATTTAGTTGTGGAAGATATGAGGCTCCTGAAATTTTAATAGAAACAATTGGATTATTAGCGTTTGGGACTTTAGGATTGACATCCGTAGATTTTTTTACCAACAAAAAAAAGGATAATAAAAATCAAGAAGAAAGTTGATTTTTAATTTTTTGTATATAAACCGCCTTTATTTTTTTCTTTCTCGACTTAACGGACTTTTTCTCAAATTCTTGTCTGTCTCTTAAATGCTCAAGTTGTTTTGTTTTGTATATCTTGAGTTTATATTGTTTTAATGCTTGCTCAATATTATTTTTTTTAACTTCGATAATAATCATATTTTTTTTCTTTTTTTAAAATAAATATACTAATTTTTTTATGTTTTGACAAATTCTTTTATAATTGTTATAATTAAAAAAAATAAACCTCTTACATATGAAAAATGAAGAAAGGAAAAACATCAAAATTAAACATTTTTGATGATGCAAAATGTCAGTACGGAACAGTCGATTCCAAAAATTTCAAATCAATTTATTTAATTTTACAAACATGGGTCGAACCAAAAGATGATTACAGTAATTGGACATCAATTACAGGTAGTATAAAAAGACAAATTCTACACACACTATTAGAAGTTGTTGACCACAAAATTTTTGAAAAGAAGTGTATAGTTGACTTAGATTTAAGAACAAGTGGGTTACAAAAAAACAAAAAAAGTTTTTTGAATTTAGAAATTACATTGTTTATTCACAACCAATCATACGATTTCAAATCAATTCTTTTAAGGTCAAAAATAAAAAATATTTTCCAATCAATATATGTGGATGACTTAAAAAATTCACTTTATTTCACATTAAGTAAAACTAAATCAGCACAAATAGAAGAAATATAATATTTATCAATAAAAATATTATGAAAATTTTAGGACCAAAAGACACGGGTAAAGGGATTCTAGTTGAATGGGATGCTGGTATTATAAATCCAAATGAACCAAGAAACCAAAATTTGATTAGAGAATCTTATGGTCAGTTAGACCATTCTAAACCGTTTGTTTTTTACGCAACACTTCAAAAATGGGGAGTTCCAAATAGAAACGGTAGAGTATATCCTGAAAAAATATTAAAAAGAGAAGCTGAAAAATATCAAGATGTTATTAAAAAAGGAATGTCAATTTCTGAATTAAACCACCCTGAATCTTCTTTAGTAGATTTAGATAGGGTTTCTCATATTATAACTGAAACATGGTGGGAAGGAAATGTATTGATGGGGAAAATTAAATTATTAACAAGTCCCGGTTTTCACGAAAGAGGAATTGTAACATCTAAGGGTGATGTTGCTGCGAATCTTATGAGACAAGGAGTCACTATGGGAGTATCTTCTCGTGGGGTCGGGTCTTTAGTAAAAAAAGGAGACCAAAATGAGGTACAGGAGGATTTTGAATTAATTTGTTTTGACCTTGTATCATCACCATCTACACCAGGAGCTTATCTTTATTTGAATGCTGAAGATAGACCAAGATATGAAGAAAAATTGGCAGAACATGATAACGCTTCAGTTAGTGATAGTGGGTTAGAAAAATCTGTTGACTTAATGAAAAGATTGTCCGATTATTTAGGAAAGTAAAAAAATTAAATTATGGACGAAAAGTATTTTGTAGCAAAAATCACAACTGATATGGTTGATGACAACACAGGTAAAATTAAAAAAATGAGAGAAGAAAAATTGGTTAAAGGTTTTTCACCAACAGACGTTGAAGCTAAAGTAACTAAAGCTTATGAAAGTTACTCAATGGATTGGAGAATCACCGCAATCGTTGAAAGTAAAATTGACGAAGTTATTGAATAAAAAAATTCTTAACATTTTTATAAAGGTCCCCAAAAGGGACCTTTTTTATTTTTTAACGGTTTTTCATATAAAAAACAAACTTTTTGGAATATAGATATATTTATTATAAAAATAAACGCAAAATTATATGCTTTTTTAAATGAGTAACAGAAAATCAGAATCGTTAGTAGAGGAGGCTTTATTACAAATGAAGACCATCGAAGAGGCGATTAGTGAAAATGCAAAAGGAATACTTGCTTCAACCATGAAACAAGAAATCGGCGAATTAGTAAGGGAATCTATAATGGGTTCTAAAAAATCCTTAAAAGAACAGGCACAAGGTGGTGAACAACCACAACCACAAGGTTCAGAAGAAGAAGGAGAAGAAGTAGAAGTATCAGGTGAAGAGGAAGTGGAATCACTACCAGCACCAAGTACTGATAATGGTATGGAAGGAGCTCCTGAAGGCCCAACTGAAGAACTACCTCCACTTGATATGACAAAATCACCAATGTCCGACGTTATGAAAGTTTTCAAAGCGATGGGAGATGAAGATGGTTTTATCATTCAAAAAGATGGTAATTATGTTCACTTGAAAGACGGTAAAGCAAATACCGAATATCTAATCAGTATGGAAGTTGACGAACCTGAAATGCCAACAGAACAACCTGTCGAAAACATGGCTGAAAATACAACATATGAGTTGGTTTTTGAAGACGATTCGATGGCGAATGAAATGGACTATAACGAAGACATGGGCATGGATGAAATGTATATGGATGAAATGGACTATAACGAAGATATGGGTATGGATGAAATGTATATGGATGAAATGGACTATAACGAAGGTATGGGTCATATGAACATGGATGAAATGTATATGGATGAAATGGACTATAACGAAGATATGGGCATGGATGAAGAAGTTTATGAAATCGACCAAGAATCACTTGAAAATGTTGTTGAAGCGTTTAA